GCACAAAGCCTCACGAGGTTTGGCGCGCAATTACCCAGAGAATGGGGAAGTTTCACGCACTTATTCCTGTTTCGTGAAGAAGGAAAAGGCCACTTTGACCAAGGTTGATGAGAATGCGGATGCGGAGAGGTGGTGGGGAAGTTGGCCGGTTGATGGTAAGTTTGACCCAAGGGGCATTTCTGTGCCTCATGAAAGCATGCGAGTTGAGTGTGGGCCCGAAGCTGATTGGTTGAATAAACTGATGATGCGTCGTTTTAGTGGCCAGATCCTCTATGCTGTTGGTTTAACCGGACGTCAATTGGGTGAGTGGGCGGAGTGGGTGATGGGAAATCACACTTGGGGTTTGGCAGTTTGTGGAGATGATGGAATCTTGCTGAAAAGGGTCAATGGCGTTTGGTACGCATACTCTTTGGATATCAGCAGATTTGACATGCATATCCACTCAGCAGCCATTAAGTTTTGCTGTGGGGTGATGAAGAATTGGGGTTTGAAGAAGCTTTCTCGCCACATGTGGGAGAATAGTCAGCCCCGATTTTATCGCCTCAACGGCAAGATGTCAGCAGGCTCCCTTTCTGTAGTGGGAACACGCGCCTCAGGTGATGCCGACACAATCACAAGCAATTCTTTAATTACATTGCGAATCTTCATATATGCAATTCTCACTAACAACGAACCTTCAGAAGTCTTTCGAGCCGTGGGTTTCATTACTACGGGAGACAAGCAGGAGTTTGACTCCGCTGGTTTTGACTTCTTGCAAAAGTTGTTTGTTCCGGCCCTGGAAAATGGGCGAGAAATTCTTGTGCCAGCGCCTAAGCCTGGTCGCATTTTGGGGAGAGCGTGGTGGGCTGAAAAGCCATATAAGAAAAACACGCGACTGCAGTATATGCGGGCGGTCGCTTTAAGTTTCAGGAACGACGTCCAACATTTACCTGTTGTTTCTGTGCTTGTGAACCGCATTCTGGAGCTTACGGAGAAGGTCGCTCCCCGCAAGTTTCGGGAGCTCAATCGACTGTTTGAGTTCAAACTCCATAACACCCACTCCTACGATAGATCGGAGGGCATTTACGCTTATTATCTTAAGCGATATGGTGTCACACGAAGTGAAATTGCAGTGATGGAAGCGC